TCTGGTATGAGATGCTCTGATATCACACCATCGTATATCAGATTCGCATCGCTGATAGAGCCTGATGTACTGACAACGGTCGATCCACCTATCTCAACCCACTGCGTTGATGAGCTGTCATTATAGTATATGTAGGTTTTTAGATTACTCGGATCAAACCACAGATCACCTGTACCCGCGCCAGACGGTGCTGTTTCAGATATGACAATTTCTGCGAGGGTGTTTGATGTTGCAAATTCTACACTCTTTGCGGCCGCGTTCGTTGTGATGATAATATTATCACCTGCAACGAGCTCAACAGTATCGAGTCCTTCAGCAATGACAGTATTTTGACCTGCTACGGACCAATATTTGAAGGTAGAATTGAGACTAACTTTGACTTGGCCAGAACCTAAGTCTTCAACAGTAAAACCTCCATCAGTTCCGAATCGAAGAGAACTGACGGAGGACACTACATTTGTGGAAACATTCGATGAGTCGATTAGACCTACATCGAGGAAGGAACCAGAGAGATTGAGATCTCCACCTGCAGAGTTTACTGCATAGAGTTCTTCATCTTTGAAGTACAGACGCAGGAAACCCGCGTCTGCGTTTCTAGCTTGTGCCCCTGTTAATGAGGGAAGCTGTAATCCAGTAAATATCTTGTCAGCCATAATTTATCCAAATTAGAAATTATGAACCGACGATATAAACTTTAACTCCTGACAACGCTACAAGTGAGGTCAATGTAATAGTATTTGAAGTAACAGCGTCGATATCTACACTAATAGAAGATCCGTTAGTGTCCGCAACTCGAATGGTAAAGAAGTTGGGATCAGAAAGATCTAGATTGTGAGTGATAGTTGTTGCTGAACCTTGGCTAATAGCAACGTTAGCGTTACTATATACTTTTACTGCGCTAGATGAAAGAGAGTTGACTGTTGATTGCAGTGATGCAATATCTGCAGCATTATTTGCAGCAAATGTTTGAACAGCAGTCATCTGCGTTTGCAGAGTCGAGATGTCTCCAGCATTGTTAGCAGCATATGTTTGCAGAGCAGTAACGTCTGTCTGCAATGTAGCAATATCACTCGCGTTGTTAGCAGCGTAAGTTTGTACCGCTGTCATTTGTGTCTGCAGTGTACCAATGTCAGTAGCATTGGTCGCAATATCGCTGGCATTATTGGCAGCGTATGTCTGCAGATTAGTTACTTGAGTCTGAAGCGTAGCGATATCACCAGCATTGTTAGCAGCGTATGTCTGCAGATTGCTGACATCCGTTTGTAACGTGGAGATATTCGACTGGTTAGTGCTAACATCAGCAGCGAGGTTCGAACCTGCTAATGTAGCTGGTGTAATTGCTCGAGTAGTATCAGAACCAGTATTGACTTCTGATTGAGTCGCTAGCTCGATGATACCTGCAACTGCATCCGTTGCGCCTTCAACATTTCGTTGAATGACCGAAGCATCGGTTGCAGAGGTGAAGAGTACAATATCACCAACTTCAACAACACCTGATGGCGAGAATGTAACGCCTGAAGCAGTAAGTGTGCCAGCCGTGTCAACGACATACTGGAAACCAGAATCTTTGTTGACTGTACCAGCATTTGAAGGGTTAATTGTACCTTTATATACAACGTCACCACTAACAGTAAGAGCATCCCGTACCCATGCAGAACCATCCCAAATAAATGGAGCCGCAATAGTCGTATCAAAGACTTGAATACCTACGTTGCCGCTACCTAAGCTGCTGCCTAAGGTATTTCTTTCTGTTGTCGTGACATTTTGAATGCGCGCATTGACAAGTTGACCTACTTTGACGAGGTCTATGTCATGATAGTATTCTCTAGATGCCATCTTTTATTTCCTTTGTTAGTAGTGAATTATAGTTAAGGTAGTTCCGGTTAAATCTATATTCGACTCTATATTTATCTCAGTTCGCGTACGTTCTATCAATGGGTATACTCTAACTGAATCACTATCTCTCGTTATAAAATATTCTACAATATTTATAAGATTTTCATTTTCTAGATCAACCGTTGCACTGGTCCCTGATAAAGCTAAAGTAAATTCTTGAAAATCGTCAAGAGTTGTTACAGATAAATTGACACCAGCGGCTGAAGCAGCCGCAACAAATGAAGTAAAAACAAATTTATTTTGAGTCGAGTCAAATGTTAATAATGATCCGTCAAGCGGATTATTAAAAACAACATCATCGAGTCTCTTTAATTTTACTTCACCACTACCAGTAGCGCCAACGAGACCAAATCTATTAAACATCTCAGAAGCTTTCTTATCGAAAGATTTCTGAGCTATGTTTATCTTTTTATTAAACTCCTCTAAAGCAGTTTCTATTTGTTCTTTGTAATCAGGACCTGGATCGCCTTTTGGACCCTGTGGACCTACATCACCTTTTAAACCTTTTGCGCCCTTGGCGCCTTTCGGTCCTTTTGGACCTATTTTTCCTTGAGGACCTCTCTCGCCTTGCGGACCTGCTGGACCCACTTCTCCTTGAGGCCCGATTTCTCCTCTTGGACCTTGAGGACCGGGTTCACCTTGTATACCTTGGTCACCCTGGTAACCACGTTTACCTTGTGATCCTTTTGCACCTCTTTCGCCTTTAAATCCCTGTGGTCCTCTATCTCCTTTTAGACCTCTTACACCTGGTACACCTTGCGGTCCTTGTAAACCTTGCGGACCGATCGGACCAGGCGGACCTCCAGGATCGCCTTTATCACCTTGTGGGCCAGGTGGTCCCTCTGGACCTATAGGACCGATATCACCTTTCGGTCCCATCGGACCCATCGGACCAGTTTTACCAATCGGTCCTTCTTCACCAATAATACCTGGCGGCCCTTCTGGTCCTGCAGGACCAATCGGCCCCATTGGACCTATTGGTCCCGTAAATCCTTCGAGAGTTTGAATATTTTCTAAAAGATCGTCAAACTTCTCATTTTGTTTTTTATCTAATTTCTTATATAAACTGAGAGCGAAGGCATTGTTAATTAAATCATTGAAGTCCATGGTTTAACCCGCTTCATCAATAAATCTCGTCATACTTTCAAGCAGTTCCATTTGTGTTATCTTCAATACATCATCGTAATCATTTTGTTCTTTCTTCGAATCGTCAGGTATTAATTTGTAAGACTGTTGCGGGACAGGAGACTCTTCTGCTGGTGACCTCGCATCTTCTTCTTGAGGACCGTCGAGTTCTTCTTCTGAATAACGTGGATCTTTTGATTCTGCCTGTATTTGTTTATCGATCTCTTTGATTTCTTCTTCTGTCTGTTGTAGAATATATCGTCGTACGTACTCGTGTGAATAATACTTACCCACATATTCTTCCATCTCTCTGAGAAGGCCAGTTCTATCTCGATTCATCTCCATTGCTTTGAGTTCTTCGAAATAGTTATCGACTGCAAAATCAAAATTGATTTGATCTTTCCACTCTGCCCAATCTTCTGTAGTACATACGCCTTTTAGAATGAGTTGCCGCTCGAGCATCTTCATAAACAATTCAGAGAATTTATCTCGCAGACGTGTAATAAACTTACTAAACTTTACCTCGTCTCGAGATATTTCAGTAGCCCTTCCAAGAGTATATGTAGTTTCGGGTTGAAGACGGGTGATAGGAACATTGAGAGAACGATATAGATTATTTTGAAAATAAACAACATCTTCGATTTCTCCTAAGTTTTGGCCGCCAGGCAGTGTTGTAATTTCTGTACCTTTACCACCTTCTCGCCGCGGAAGCCAGAAGTCTTCGAGCATTGTCATGAACTTACGATCATCTCTGATTTCACCAGTCGATGAATCATAGACAACCTTATTTTTAAACTTAGTCATGATGTCAGACAGGTATTGCTCTGCTTTTGCTTTTGGCAAACCACCAACATCAACGTAAAAGATTCGACGCTCAGGCGCGCGGGAGATACGATAGATGACCAACGAATCTTCCATCGAACGTAGCTGATTCAAAGGACGAATCGCTTTGTGCAACCATGAGAGAATAAGTTTGTTATCGAGGCTTTGATATCCTGATGTACAATATACAATAGCATCTCGAGATATCTTCACACCTTCAGCTGATGCTGAACCTGAAGAACCGTAGCTATTCATTGTAGATCCAGTCAATGAACCAGTACGCTTCAAGAAACCAGACGGTGAGTACATATAATACTCGTTGATTACCTTTTCGATTGTAACGCCGGTCTTTTGATCTTTTTCTTTCTTGACTTCTCGTACTTTTTTGATATTACGAGGATCGATATAGCGTACTTCTAGAATACCTTTTGCGGGCTTCTTTTCGTCAACAAGAACATGATAATATAAACGGCCATCTACATACCATCGACGAAAGAGTTCATAGCTCAATCGATTAAATTCTAATAAGCTGAGAACGTTATCGAATTCTTCTTGAATTGTTTTCTTGATTGATTCTGGTTGTTTGATATCGTCTAAAACGATAGAGACAGTATCTTCGTCGCTATCTTCAACGATAGCTTCGTTACAAATTTCTTGAATCGCCATGTCAATAGTGGGATCGAACGAGATAGCTCGATACTTATTGACTAGTTCTGCTTCGGTTCGGACTGAACCATCGAGGTCGACATAGGTGCCATAGACACCACCTGCGGCAACGGTTAACGCGCCGTCTTCATTGGAGGGAGGAACAAAGGAGACAAGCTTCTCAGCTTCTTTCTGCTCCTTTTTCCTGTTTATTTCAAATCCAAAGAGGTCCATTCATTATCTCCGATGAAACAAGGGGGACTATATTATTTATAATCCCCCCTATTATTCAAACTGGACTTTAAGATCCGGGGTTAAAGTAGTCGAATGACCACGTAACTGTATACGTACCGATCGTGTCAGTCGTGTTCCAGTCGAGCTCAATCGTACCGAGATCACTTGGCCAACAGCCTACCAAGGTATATTCTCTTAATTTAGATCCTGTTTTTCCATAAAGTTTAATAGTGGCATCTTCTTTGTAATCTTCTGGAGCGCCGTATGATCGCTCGTTTGAAGGTCCATCATTGATCTTGCGAGCCCACTCTTCGAGTACTGCTCTCTGGCTGAAGTCCTCTTCGATCATGACTGTTGTGGTCCATTCTGCAAATGTTCTATCACCTGCAATCTTGACCTTACGACCGAAATAGGGAACTTCAATGATGCCAGTTGTAAATGAAGGAACTTGTGAAGACATACAGAGTAGATTAAACTCTTCACCCAAAGTCGTAACTTGCACTTCGAACAAGGCGGGACGATACCCGCCTTGACTCAGAGCTGCTGACTTAAAGTTCTGTACGCTAAATGGCATTTTATTCTCCTATTTTATTTTCTATTTATACTATTTATTAGAAATTCCCAACAACTTCGGAGAATTCTACGCCAGATCGTACAGCGACAAAGTTCAATTGGATAAAGTTGATGCTTCGAGCTGGTTTAATGTAGATATCACCTACAAACTCGTTGCGATCGATAACCTCTCCAGTATTATTTGTCTCATCAGATACTACTAAGAAGTCAGTGATACCACGACGACCTTGTACATCTCGTAGATAAGGAGTTACGAGGTTAACAAAGCTTGCTCGTGTAAACTCATCGTTGAATTCGAAGAGAGTAAACTTCGCAGCAGTAGCAATTGCTTTCTCGAGGACAATGAAGAGTCGACGTACGTTAATGCGATCGAACGCTGAAGGCTTAGCAAGCAACGTCTTATCGCCGAACATAATGATACCTTGTCCTGGGAAGTTGACAATTGGGTTAACACCATTACTATATAGTAGATCTCTTTCACCTTTCTTGGGGTTCCAAGCGAGCTTGATAACATTCTTAATGTTACCTCTATTGAAGCCGGCTGGTGAATACCAAGGGTCACGCGTATTATCTGTATTAGCACAAAGACCTGCGATGTCGCCATTTAGCGGGATCCATCGATATACGTCATTGTACTTGTCGTACATGTACTTGTAACCGCTATCCATTACTGCGTACGATGTAGATCGTAATGCAGATCGGAAATCAGTGACGTCTTCAGTAATATCGGTGACATTTGCAACAACATCTTCTTTTTCAGGAGAGCAGAAGACAACACAATCTTTTCGAGTTTCTGCTATATTATCGATCAAGTAATTAGCGAGCTGGAAACCTTCAACGATTCTACCTTGATTCGTAGTAGAACCACCACGAGATTTACCAGTCAATACAAGCGAGATGTCCATATCTTCAGCAGACTTGAACTTGTCGTATGCTCTAAGAATGTCACCCATACTAGCTGATGTTTCAGTACCAATATCACGACCAAATCTCATTGACATTGAAATTGGTGCAGTAGCAGTCGATGATGCGATCAACGCAGAAGTCGCTGAAGGAGCAGCTGATGAGTCATTTGCCCACCAAATCCATTTCGAAGATTGGTTGATAACATCTTTATAGTAAAGATTTCCGCCATCAGCACTCTTAGCGTCAGTAGCTCGTGACATACCAGACCATACTTCGAGTATATTATTAGGAATACCCGTGATGGCTCCATCTTCATCAACTACTACGACGTGAATCTCGTCGTTTGCTGCTGTGTTGCCTTGAGCGGCGACGAATGAAGACTGGCCAGGAGCTCCGTCTACTACACCCCAATATCCCCAATATCGTTGGAAGTTGCCATCATTGATAGAGACACCTTCTGAAATTGCCAGATTATCTGCTACACCGAGAGTAGTACTAGTTCCTGTACCAACTGGATTGATAGCAGTAACTTCGAGATATTGCATACCAATTTCAGAGTTACCTACTTTGATCAAATCACCAACATTAAGTTCATCAATAACTGCGCTTACTGCTGTGTTAGTTGATGCAGTTACAGTGACTGTGTTTGAGCCAATGGGCAATGAGAAAGTTGTACCAGACGCTACAGTTACAGTGCTATTAAATGCCGAAGCGCTATCACACACTGATACTTTTAGCGAATTACCGAGCGCGCCAGGATATTTGGCGATAAACAAAACACTATCATCGAAATTAGCGTCGAGGCCGCCCGCATAATGATCTTCATTTTTAACAACATGCGCAGCCAGTGTAGCAGTAGAAGATAAAGCTACATTATTTGCAACAGCATTAAAAGACCATTGTGGATTATGGAATTCGAAGTCGAAAGAACCGGTAGTGCCGCTATATGTACTGCCAACTAGAGAGATACGAGTCTGACCAGTTCTAGTCAAAGTCATATCACCGTTACCTTCTTGACCTGCTACAAAGTTGATTGCAGAACCACCTTGAGTAGCACTTAATTTGAAACTCAATCTGTCACTTGCTACATCAACGAGAAAATATGGTGTTACATTGTCTACTGCTGTTGGCAAAACATTTGCACTTGACAAAAATACTTGTTCGCCTTCGAATATTGTCAAAGGAGTATTTACAACAATAGTATCAGAAGTAGCATTGATAGTTGCTGCAGTATCACCAGAGTTGAATACTACATCTGAGGTATCTACGAGAACTGTAGTGTCTGATTCAATTCCGTCAATTATTTGACTAATTGCGTCTAGATTATTAACACCTGAGTTTGTACCATCGACTACTAAATAATCGTATCCATTTTCTGCATATGCATTTACTCTTACATTAGTACCTGTAGAGTGATGCGCACGTGACACATGCAGTCTATTTGAGTATGCTAAGAAACTGGCCGCCGTAAAGAAAGTTTCAGCGTTATCGCTATCTGGCTTTCCGTATACTTCTGCCAACTCAGTTTCAGAAACAACGAGTGAAGGCTTATCTACCGGTCCCCATTTAAATACGCCACCTATAGCAGCGTCGGTCGTGGCAACGGCAGGGATTACAGTGGTCAGATCGATCTCTGTAACATTAACGCCTGGGCTTAATTGAAAAGGCATATTTTTGTTCTCCCTAAATTATTTTTAATTATGTAGACGTACTTTTATTTATAACAAAGAGATTTTCTAAATTACATTAACCACGAATTGTCATCGCCCTCTACAGAGACCGTTTCAGGTTCTTCGAATTGCTTTTGACCGTCATCTATAATGCCAAATGGCACTAATTCACTAAATATTTTTTCTTCGTTCATTTCTTTTAAATTAATAACAGTATTTATATCGGTGAGTTCTTTGAAAAATCTTTGGTTGGAGAGCCATCCAAATAATACTAAACACAT